TCGCCAGAGTCGATTGCAAATATATTAGTCTTATACTTGTGGTAATGTATACTGCAATGATGATTTGCATTAATAGAAATGCTGTGACGTGACACCGTTGGGCTATGATAGACCTGCTCAGTCGTGCCCCAAATTTTATGCATCTTAACTCCTAACGGTTGGTTGATTGCTCACTTTCTCGTAGAAATAACTAATCTGGCTATTGCCTAGAGATATCAATTCGTTTAAACCAACTGAATAAGGATTATGCCCGGCGGTTCCGGTGCCTTCGTTAAACACTTCATTAGTGGCAAGAATATTTCTATTTGGCGCATACATGTCTACATACTGAATGCCATCGATACCCTCTAATGTGTTAATAAAGTTGCTTAAAAACAAGCCCTCACCAAGTTCCCAGTTATTATAATTAAAGAATTCATTGATAGTCCGTTCTACTTCCTGCCTTACAATAGTGCCATCGGCAGTGCGACTAATAATGATGCTAGCTTTGATGTCTACCGCCTTTAACCTGCCGCCCAGAACCTCAACAGTATCAGTAGCATTATTGTATAACCTTATCTTGCTGCTCAAGCCGTCTCTAAGACCCAAACTTGGTAGCTCCAGTGCATCCTTACCAAATGCTAAGATATACACTTCAACTAAGTTAGCATTTATGTCAGTCCTGCAGATAGCTGTTGCTTTTGCCACAGCTCCATATACAGGACTAGCAAACGTCTTAGCGAATTGACTATAATCGCTGATCGTAACGATCCTGTCGTGCAATGAGAAATCTTTAGGCGCTCGTCGCTTTGCGTCCTCGATAGATTCTTTGTCTGTACCGCCCTGACTCGATGTGACATTACTGAAAGTCACATTGACCAGCAAAGATTGCGGTGGGTCAGACACATACTGGTTGGTTTGACTGATGGTGTTAGCGGATATCCTACCCCTTAATCCTCCGCCAACTCTATACCTTATTAAAATGCTGCTTCCGCTCGCCGGTATTTTGCCAGTCCGATTATCACCAAAATTTACCACCATACGGTCACCATAGAATATGGTCTCAGCGACCGTATCATTGGGTCCGGCTTTTTGAATTGGATAATCTATTGCGGTGTAATCTATGATATCGCGCCCATTAGAAACTTTAATGAACACGGGATAAGATAAAATGTTATTGTCTCTTATAGTAAATGATTGGTTAGCTGTCCCATCTGAAGAATAGCTTACTGGTTGCGTGAATTGACCTTCGATACCGAATGCAATAGTGCCCTTTTTACCACTTGGTATGATAATTTGACTGGTCCAATCATCAGGCGCCTTGTAAACTTCATAAATCAATCTCTTGCCATCAGCTCCAGCGATATTAAAGCTCGTTCCAGCATTTATCCTGATGTCACTGCTAGCGATTCTGCTGACCACACATTCAAAATCTACGGTGGCGGCTGTTTGCCGTAGAATTTTTTGGTTAATCAGACTTAAATGATTTAAAACCGATTCCTCTTGCGTGGCTGTGGCTAGCGTCGCTTCTTGCGCCAGTAGATCAGATCTTAAGCTTAGCTTGGCGACCGCACTGGCCACCAACTCTGTCATCATTACGATTCCATTTGCAGCTACAAAGTCATTAAATTTATCTGGAAAGTACGTCTTAATGTATTCTAATAACACCTGTCGCGCAGTATCAAAGTCTAGCCCACTGAAATCGAGCGAACGTAAGCTGCTGTCTGGTGTTAATAATCCTATCTGTTGTGGATCCGGTGGTAATTGAAAATAGATGGATCCTGCGCCATACTGTTTCACCAACTGATCGTTAACAGAATTGTTAGGCAAGGTGATTATTGCGTCAGCCATGTCATCCCCTCGTGAAGAATTGTTCGATATTTATGAACGTGTTCGGCTGATTTCTCATATTCGAAAAAATCTGAATATTTAATCCATTACGCGCTTCATCAGGCGTAAGTGTCACTCGGACGTTAATGACTCTAGGTTCATTCTTACTGATCTGATCAATAATCGATAATCTGAGTCTGTTTAAGAGCACGTTGTCTAATGGCTCAAACAAATAATTCCTGATGCCAACGCCAAAAGCAGGCTTGTAGTACCTCTCGCCGGGCACCGTTAGCAGCAATTGCAAAATGTCATTCTTTATCAGGCGTTCATCTTCCTGCCTAGGCAAGATCGAATACTTGCCGTCATAGAAAGGAGGATTGTAACCATATACACTTGCCATTAGTTCACCAGAGTGGCTACGGTTAATAGATCATTACGCAACTTCGATGCATTTAGCGCAGTCTCATTAGCGATGATAGTTTGGGCAGTGATTTCTGCCAGCAACTGCTGCTTTTTAGCTTCTAAGGTCTTGATGATTTCGTCATATTGCGTGGGCCCTATCAGTGTACTGCCAATGACTTTCGCCGCCGCCAACGTTTTTTCGCAATCGCCAAGGTTAGTCTTAGCTAGTCCTATGCCAAGTTCAGCGTCCTTCCTTGCAGCAATAGCTTGGCTTAACTGCACCCGCAGCTGCTCAAACGCTTCAAGCCCACTAAATGTCAGAGAATTAGACTCTACAAAAGTTAGACCAAAGCTTTGCAGGTCTAACACATTTTGGTCATGTAGATATTCAACGCCAGTTGAAACGTACATCTGTTCAACGCTAGCAACTGGTACCGGAGGCGTTAGTTCAATGGCTTGACCATACGCATATTTTTTTGTGGTCGACCCTGTAGCGGCAGCATTTGCCTTTGTGACAGTTGCGATTTGTTGGCCGAATTGAGGCCTACTAGAAATGATAGTGCCCTGTTGAGCTCTAGGGTTTTGAGCAATGATGCCCTCTGGGACCTTAGCTATATTGCTACTTCCGAAGAACGGCATAGCTGAACTAACAGTAAATGTGATATTCTGCGTAAACTGGCTTCGAGAATAGAATCCAGTGGGGAATTTAATTATCATTTTACCTCGCAAAGCCAGGGAGCCAGCCGTCTACTTGACTGAATAACGAATCAAGCTGATGCTTAATCTCTGCATCCGGACATGATTCGAACGGCCCATTATAAGTAGCGCCACGGTCAGTCGGCTCTAGCTTACCAGGTATATTTGGTACTGGAGGCGGTATTATCGGTGCACTTATTAGACCGATTGACGGTAACCCAGTGACATGCACCCCGATTCCTTCCATTCCAATCTTAGCTGCTCCGCCTGACAAAACCATGCTCTGAGGTGTAGACATGCTGATGCCTTGACCTGCGTACATGTTTATACGCTTCTCAGCTCTCATGTTAATATTGCCAGCGCTGTATATTTCAATAGTTCCAGTGGGAGCTCCATTAACGATGCTTATCGTGTCATTAGAATCGTCAATAATAAAATAAGTCCTTTTGCCTTTTTTCCCACGCCACACGCCTATGTTATGTTTTTTACTAAACCAAAACCCACGAGCTTCGCTGTCCACCAGCTCTACCCAAGGGCCATCACCTTTTTGGCCGTCGTGAGCTTCTAGCCCAGCTTGAATACCGTCAGTCACACCAGTAGGGTTAACTGGTCCACCCCTATCAATCTCTGGACCTGGCCCCTGACCGCCCCTTGTTTTAAGCCTTAAATATTCGTTCTGTAAATCGAGCTTTAAGTGATATGATGTTGATTCTGGGCTATTAACCATCGTAGGCGATCGCAGGAATTCATTCTCCTGTATGCCTTGCCACGGCATGGTATATTTCTTACCTAGGCCGTTAGTAATGATACTATATTGATACCTATCATTAAGCTCAAAGACTGATCCAAGTGGCGAACCAATAGTCAGATGGTTACTCAAATCATTTTCGTTCGCTTCAACATAGAAACCACGAGCATACGGCGGTGGTTCAATCTCGACAACTGCTTCTTCATATGAAGCACCCGAAGCAATTAAGATGATGCTTACTGTAAAACCATCAACAACCACAGCTCTAGCAACCGCCCCCTTGCCACTGCGGTTAGGATCAGTAATGCTGACCTTCGGTGGGTCCTCGTACATACTGCCAGGATTAATGATCTCTATGGCGGTAATTCGCCCTTCCGATATCGTTGCTACGGCAGTTGCTCTCTCTCCGGATGCAGGTTTTATGCCAAACGATCCAGCTGGTCTACGGCCTTTTAACATGAATCCATTGCTACACGGCCATGGATTACCAATAGGATCAGCAACATCTGCGCCACGATCATCCAATACAAATTTCAGCCCACCTGGGGTGACGATTCTGGTCATGCGCATATCTTTATTAGCAAAATATTGGTCTTCTTTTTCAGAACCATATCCTGCGTCTTCTAAATTAGTCTTCCTAATATTAATATTAAAAGCTGGATCGTATCCCACATCAGAAGCTTGATAAAGATTGCCTGCTTTGCTACGCCACTTCAGCCACCGCATGTCGTTCTGCGATTCTAAACTCAAGAATTGGCCCTGCCCATATTCATTCTGCCTAGCAGAATTTAACATAGGTCCAGGTTGAGCATATCCGACATCACGTTGTTCCCATTTATGACCATAGCGTGAGAGGAGCGAAATCTTTCTTTGATCGGCACCGGGCACCTCCATGCCGCCAGAAGCAGTGCTGGCTTGGCCTTCATTTAAAAGTCTTTGAATATACTTAAATCTTAGATCTTCAAACGGCTCATCTACAGCAGGATCGCCAACAAATTCACCGAATGACGAAGTATCATCGCTTTTATGCCAGTAGTAACCTACATCACTTAACTGAAAAATATTGCCATACTTAGTAATTTCAGCATGATATTTTCTATCAGGAGAATTAACTTCAGGTTTAGCTTTTGCGTTATTATATGCAGCAGAAGCGTACGGGTCATACTCCGCAGGAGGGTCTGCAAGAGTGTGAGTAACCGGGAAAAACCCCACTGCACTACTGATTACAGTCGTGCCATAGCGGTCGGTGTAACCGAAATTCATAGGTCTGCCGTCTTTTGGCAGATAATCGGGATCATAATCCTCAGGTGGACCCTGCGGCTCAGCATTAAAACTTAAACTTACTGGGCTCGGATTGGTGACTTGGAAGCGCGTGTAATAACGCTGTCTAGTAGGATCAGCGCCTGCAAACCAAATTGGGCCGAATGGATGTTGCTTTTCTAGCGAGATCCAAACGCCATCCCCGACACAAGGGTTGCTGAATATTCCGCTCCGCGGACCACCAAAACCCGGTGCTGGGACAGCGAACGGCGCATCAGCTACCGACATATTACTATTGTGCATTTCTGGGCATAGGAATCGAATACGCCCCATGTTTAATGGATCATTTGTGTCAACAACCATGGCACGATAGAAACCAGGAAAACGTTCGGCTATTGGGGTAGACCGCTCACGTATTAATTTATTGTAGTATAGCCCAGGCGTATCCATTACGAAATCCGTGGTAGCAGGTAAGATGCAATTGGATATTTTATAACCAATCCAACTGGTGGCCAATTTATTGTATCGACAACATTATTGTATGTGTACAAAACCCAATCGTACTGTGGGTTACCGTATAAATAGCCAGCGATAATATCGGCCCGTCCGGCTAACCCTGTGGTGACAACGTATGTTGATATACGATCTTCTGGGATACTGGCTAAATCAATTGGCACAACCCACACGCCATAGGTAGATTGCTGCTGGTAGGTCAGCATTTTGGTTTTATTATATCTAGAAACATTGCTTGCCATATTAGTACCACGCATAACTTACATTTTTAAGATTTAAACCACCATCATCATCTACCTTCGGTTGAGGATTAGGATTTTTGGGGTCTGGCTTTGCGCTTTTCGCATCTTCACCAGCCTTTTTGCCAGCGGCAACATTATACCATAGCTTTAGCGTACATGAGAGATCTACCTTAGTCGGATACACAATCGGACTAGTGTACATCGTGTCAGAGTATTTTACTGACATGTCACTCATCGCCACTGTCTGCGTGCTATCGCCCGTAATTCCTGGGTATTTGAAATCTATTGCAAATGCATAAGTAGATGCTTCGTCCGCCAGCACACCAGCATAGATAAAACCTCTGAAATTGCGAACTTGAATTTGGACATCCGCTATGCTCCAGCCATCGAAGCCTGGTAGGTACGTCCATTCTAACTTTAACGTACGATTTTTAATTGATTTTGGAAAAAGTATTTCGCCAGTATATGCAGATCCTGCGGTACTATTCCATTCCAAATTGGCGTCGTCGCTCGTAACTTTTGGAGGGAACTGGAACTCCTGCTGAATTCCATCGGCATAGAGTAACACGCAAGTTTCCGCAGCTGCTTTGTCATAGCTTGTAAGGGTCGCCATTAAATCCACTCTCCTAATTGGCTGCGCTGACGCCTAGCAAGATCTGGTAGCATATTTTCCAATAATAACCGCACTTCTTCCAGTTTTTCAACCATCGGAGTGATATCTGTCTTGTCGTAGCTAGTCGTATTGAAACCAGTCGCAGCAGCTCTCTGCTGAGACCCATACGTTACTGTGGCACGACGATTTGACGCTAGCGGCTGCGCCATCACATCATCGGGCATCACATTACCACCAATCACCGGCGACGTCAATGTTTCTGTGCTACTTGCGTAGTCTGAAAGACTAGTAAGCTGCTCCTGTTGCCTAGCCATCGCACCACCAATTTCAGCGTCATATCGGCTTAATTCCAACATGGCAGTCACATATTTGTTAATGCTATCTGCCAACTCTCCAAAGGCGCTAGCTATCTTAGTAATCGGATCAGTAATACTCACAGCGAAAGCAGTAAGATTTTCAACGATGCCGCTGTTGGTTAACTTCCGTATTACAAAGACCAAGGGGTCTACTGTCTGATTCATAGCCAGCGATGCAGCCTGAAACGCAGCGGACGCCCCAGTGAACGCTTTACCAGCTTCATTCAGCAAGTCGGCAGCAGTACCCAAATTTTTAGAACCGACTAAAATACCCTTAGCGACCAGGTTAAATAATAATACTGGGAATATTAACGCAACGCTAGCAACGTAGAAAATAGCAGCTAAACTTAACAGTGACCAAGCTCCATAGTATAAAAAGGTCACAGCGAAAGCTAAGACAACTGCTGCATGTAGCAAAATGCGAGCTCCGATTAAAATCTGAATAGCAGCTTCAATTAACAGGGCTGAAGATATCAACAGCCATTCGCTAGCAGGGTACATAAACAGCGATGATAGGTATAAGACAGTAGATGCAAATAACAAGATGACTGATGCGTATGACAAGATGATAGACCCAGGCACTAATATTATCGCCGCTATTAATAGAAAATATGCTGCAAAGAGCAAGCCAATGCTGGCTAATAATAGAGGCACAGCAGCCATTAACAATATAGTAGCTGCTTCAAGCAGTAAGGGCGCTGACTCCGATAGCAATATCGCATTATACTGCAGAGCAACCGCACCCTCATACATCATATCACCAGCGTTATAAAGCGCAACTGCCGAAACGTAAATCATCATGGCGCCAAACGCCAAAAAACTAGCTCCGATAGACAATTGAATTCCAGCCATTATTAATCCATTGACCGATGCCTTAACAGCTTCGATGGCTGGGGTTAGCTCTTCCATGGCGGGACCTAGCAGCTCCGCCGCCTGTTGAATGTCTGTTGCAAACTGCATCAAGGCTCCGGCGCTTAAAGCTGTCATGCCATCTGCAAACATCTGCATGCCAGTGCCGAGTTTAAGGAATGCCTCAGACAACCAACCTAATCCTGTCGCAGA